CTCCAAAGATACACATCAATGATTCCTTTTCTACTACATCTTCTATGAGCCAGTCAGGATTATCTACTTGTCTTAATACCTCATCTGCTCTTGTAAAGGTAACAGCACCTTTGGGTTTCTTTTCAGTACAGTTAATTATGTATTCTTCTAAATCTTTTGACTCTTTAAAATCTCCCCTTATATATGCATCGTATAGATCATCTTTCTCATTAAATGATTCAGGTGGTTGTGCTACTTTTACTTTACAACCATTCTTCTTTAGCATCTTAGCTATGTCATTTGCACACTTAATTCCAGCTTCATCATTATCAGGAAATATCCAAACCTCCCTGCCAAATATAGGACTCCAATCTGCTTTCTCCCAGCTGTTAACCCCACCATGCCAAGTACAACTATCACCCTCATAAATCGCTTCTGAGCCACTTAGAGCCTTCTCACCTTCATTTATGATGATAGGTTTAGTAGGGTACTTATTTGTGTAATAAATAGGAAGTAAGCCTTCAGGTCGCTTCATAGACCAAGTTTGATCATTATTAAGGGTAAATGGTGCGTATTTCTGTTTAATAAAATGACCTTCAGGAAATCTCATTACCATGAAGTTATCAGCATACTTGACCTTCACAATAGCTTGTTTGTAAAGGTCAATCATCTGCTGTCTAGAGAATGATCTAGCACTACTTGCGGTCTTTGTTTTTAAGGGGGAAAAACCGCTTAATAAGGAGTCATTAGATTGTAATGCTAGATCATAACCAAACTGTTTTAAAACTGTATTGACATCTTGATTCATGTGTTTAATTAAATCTATTAATCCACCACCTGTATCATTCTCAAAATCAAACCAAGTACCTGCTTCTAAGTTAAGAACAAAAGAACCCTTGCGACCCCATCTTAATTCATTAGATGAGGTGCTAGTAGGTTCACCTAGTAATTGCTTTGCAACTTCAGGTGCTATTCTTTGCCAATCTACTGATTGCATCAGAATGGTATATCATCATCTGTTAATTCATTCTGACTTACCATCTCAGCTACTTTATCGCCAAGACCATCATTAGGACTCTTAAATGTGTCCTCTACTGGTGCTTCCTGATCTGTATACCAACTTGGTATCACAAACTCAGGACTTCTAGGTGCAAATTTAGCAAAGCTAAAGGTAAGCTCTGAAGAATTACCCATGCCAACCTGAATTGGTTTTGATCCCTCGAACTTAACAACAGGCAAGGAATCAGAACTTGCATCCATTTGATTCCAAAAACTAGCCAGTATGCTGTTAAATGCACTTGATTCAGCGTAAGTAAATCTTTGCCACAGATAAGCATGTTGAGCTCCTTGAGGAAATACCCAAGCACTAAATGCTCTTTTAAAATCATCTGCTGGTTTAGAATCAACTACACCAAATTTATTATCCCATTGATATTCAAAACCTTCAGCTTTTGTATAACGACCCCAGCCACTTTTAAAAGTAGCAGGATCAAGCTGTAGATATTGGAAATCAAGAGGAGTTTCACCATTTGCAAAAAACTTTTGCTGCATGGTTTTAAAAGCAAGATAAACTTGCTGACTCTCACTATTGGGATTACTCATCCCACCTAATATATCCATATACTCTCCTATGGTTAATGTATTGTTTTCTCAATACTGTTTAAATAATCAGTTTCAAGTTGGGAATAACATCTCTCCTTAAAACTCTCATAATCCTCGTCATTTATAATGCCAAGAAAATTACAGGCGTTTTGAATCTTCTCGTAGGCAAACCTACAATAATCTTCAAAATCCTGCTCAAGCAGGTAGCTGTTTAAATCCATCTGCTCTTTGTATGATTTCATCTAACCTTTCACATATATCTGATAAAGGACACATATATGTGCAATCCCAATTAGCTTTATCAAAGTTGTTCATTAAAAATAGTGGTACAACAGCCATAATACTTCTTCTATCAAACTTATAGATCAATATAGGTATCAAGTTATCACCAGCACTATCTACTGCTTGTTGCCACCATTCGTTCTTGTAAATGTTCTGCTTACCATTGTTCTTGTATCTTTTACATTCAATAGCAAAGTTTCTGAAATAAATATCAGCCATGCCTTTTGTTTGATATTGATCCAAGTTTCTTTTTACTCTCTCTTCTAAACCTTTATCTTCTAAAACTGCATTGAGCTTGTTGACTATAACTCTCTCAAAAGCTGCACCTTTATTTCTACTGTTTACCATTAATCTAACTCTCTAATTACATATATAAATGCTAATACACTTAAAATGATTCCTATAAATACTAATCCAAATATTCCTGCAATAAAATATAGAATCCACTCAAGCATTAAAATCAGTCCTTACTACTTTGCCACTCATATAAGTTATTTCCCTATAATGCTTACCAGCACCCTTTTGGAAATAATATGTTTTGATTTGCTTATCTAGTTTTTCTTGTTCTAGTTCTTTTCTGCGTTGCTCTACTTTTGCTTTATGCTGACCCATGATTATTCTCCTTATAAGAAACCATGCCTAGCTTCAGCAATAGCTGAGTAGCAGATTCAATATTCATATTATTTGTGATTGCAAAAACCTTGATATCCTTATGTAATTCTTCAGGAATCCAAAGTGCCTTTTTTGTTTTTTCGTTCATAATGACTCTCCGTTTTTAATATTAATATTATTTTGATAATAAAGCTAGAACTTTATTACCTACTCTTCCAAAAACCCTTATACTAATCTCAAGGGCGTAAGATAAACTCTCCATAAATCTAAATACTCTCATATATCTATTCGCCCTTACTTACAACACCAAATCCACAACATTAGGACTATTGTAAATACTTAGAGGTTTACCCTTTTGATATTCTTTATAATCGTTCAGGTATTGTTCCATCATAGTCCAGCCATAATCCATTTGTTCTTTAGTGATCCTAAATACCTTAGATGCATAAGGCTGAACCTTCTCTTGAGCTATAAATAAGAAATCAGTAACTTCATATCCTGCCATTTCAACCCCTCTTCGATAATAAGCAGCTTGCATATCATAGCCATACTTCTTAACCGAATAATTAAAAGCATGAGGTTCGCAAGATATAGTAGTTTTATAATCTATAACAACTATCTTATTATCTGAATTAGGTTCATCTAAAGGCGGACACATAACATCAGGTCTACATTTACATAGCACATCATCTTCATACCAATAGATACTTGCTTCAGGTATCTTACCTTTTGCATTTAGATAAGCATTACCTTCATAGATCATATTCTCTTTCATGCCAGTAATAATCTCAGCTTCATCTTCTTTTAACACTATGAATCCTTGTTCTTCATATTCAGCCTTCTCTTCTTTATATGCTTTTGTATATGGAGAACCTGTAAGCACTCTGACTTCTTTATCAAATGCTTCTTGTCCTTCTACTAATAAAGAATGTGCTGCTGTGCCAAACTTTAGTGCTGGAGTAGATTCAGAAGTATGATTTACTGCATGAAGTTGAGATTGACCAAATCTTCTAACATAACTACTACTAATCCCTACACTTGCATGATAGTCCTCATTGGGTAAGTCTTTATAAATAAGAGCCTGACCCTTTTGTTTAGATTCAAAGTTCTTTAGTGATTCTATTTTCATCTTGCTATTCCTAAAATGTATTTAACTTCATCAAGTGAATCCCTGACTTTGTATTCATCTTCACCAACTTCAACAATAACCTCACTAGTGAATTGATCTTTGTAAAAGCCACTTATTGCTCTTGGTGGAATATTTAACTCACCACCACCTAATAAATTAAATGTTACATTCATTTTCTGTTATTCCTGTCGTGTATTATTAAAGCTGCTCCATAACATAGGTAGCACATAACAGCTAATAATATTAATGTTTGTGGACTCTCAATCATAATTTCTTCTCCTTAGTTAATTTAACCTTATGCCCTTGATCAATTAATCTTGCTCTCTTACTAGCCATGTAGAATAAGTCGCTAGTCTTGATAGCAACCACCCAGCCTAAGCTAGGTAGTTGAACTTGTAGTGTGTATCTCATTATTTATCTCCCTTTTGTATTTCTATAGCAAAATTAATAGCATTTACAGTTTCCTGATTAGCAACTTTGTTAAGATAATCTTGCATTAAAGGTAATATATCTTTTGGGTTAGTAATTTCTACTTCATTCTTTTCATTACCCCAGCCACAAAAATCTCTGCTATCGCTGTATACTTTAAATATTGTTTTCATGTTATTTAACTCCTTATTTTTAATTAACATACCCCCATTATATATATATGTATATAAATGTAAAGAATTATTTATGTATTAAATTAAAGGATTTAGAACTGGTACTGAGCTTAGATTGTCTAGTGTTTCTTTTAAAGAATCTAATTCCATAGATTCAGTAATAACTTTACTATCAAAAGTAAAATAGTTTTGTGATGATGTATTTGCTTTAAACATGATTCGCTTTTCTTCTGCATCAAAGAATACAAAAGCTAAGATATCGCAATTATAGTGTTTGTAAGTTTCAGACATTGACCTTGAGTTCTCAGCAGCAAAGATAAACTTCTTTTCTTTAGTGGCTCTTCTGCTCTTTACTTGTACTGTATATTTAGCTGATCCAAATTCAACCATTAAATCAGCAGGATGTTTTTCTTGGGTTGGATAACAAAAGTCAGCGTACTCAAGCAGAAAAGTTTGGACTAATGATTCGCCTAGTGCACCAAGTCTTGAATTAGCTTGATGTTGATCTGATGTTTTTCTTGGCACTTTTACACAAAGCTAGTTTTCTTGAATTTCTAGCTGCCCTATTTGGAGTTTGAACTGCATACTTACTTCTTAATACTTCCTCTGATGCTTCCAACCAACAACCCATCTCCATCAGAGCTCGTGTTTGTCTAAAATTCATAAATCCTGCTATACCCATTTGAAATGCCATATCAACACATACTTCTTGAGCAGGTACAGGGAAACTTCTCCATACTTCCCACATCTTATCTAAATTAGCTACAACTCTATTGATATCATTTTCTAAAAGATACATAGCCTCATCTTCTGATATACCATTAGCTTCTAAGTTTCTGCCTACGCCTATTGTTAGTTTGTTAGCACTACAATGATAAGGATTACATACTAATCCTTCATTCTTGATTAGCATTTCTTTTATGTTGTCGTACATTTTATTTTTTGGTTTTTTCGTAGGTTCTAAGTGTTGACATACCAAGCATAGCCATAACGATTGTAGATAATTGGCTAAAGTCAAACTCAGGCGTTTCAAATTGAATTGCATTGACGATAAGAATATATTGAATAATAGGTTCTAAGATAAAGTGATAACCGATTGAAAAACCACATATCCAACCAATAGCAGGACGCCACCCTGAAACGAATATATTACTGTGTTTTGCTTCAACTTTATTTACTTCTAATTGTGCTTTGTTTAACGAAATTATTTCTTTCTCAAGTTCATGAGATAGTTTTATTTTTAAATCTTTATCGGCAACAAATTTATCTAAAATGTCACCAACAGGTTGGATAAGTTTATCTATCATAATTTAATAATCAAGGTGATAATGCCACTTAATAGTATTAATATTACTGCACCCAAACCACCTTTAATAGACCAGTCAATCTTGTTAAGTTTAGCTTCTGTTTTACCATCTAAATCTTTAACTTGTTCTTCTATTTTTTTTAGTCTATTCCAGTTTTGAGTCCATCTTTCACCGCATTGGATTTCGTGTTTTTCTAATTCAACTCCGATATCTTGTGCGGTGACTCTAGGCATTATTCTTCCTCTACTACCTCGACCTCTTCAGGATTGATAGCTCTATCAAATGATTCAATAACTAAGTTTTTGTATTCATTAGTAATGACATAATCATCATAAGCATCTTGAAGTCTAGCTAGTTTTTTACCAGCTACATTTAATTTAGCAGCTAAAGCCATTTGTTCTTCGTTTAGATCAGAAGCTCTATACTCTGTGCCATTATATGTAATTACTACTGGTTCTTGGTTTTCCATCTTATTCTCTTCTTTACTCATTTAACTCTCCTATAAGTTTATTAAAATTAAATTATATACTAAGAATCTAGTGTTTTTGTAATAGATGTTGGATTTTTTTGATCTTCTATTTGTTGATCCAAACTTGCTTCTAAATTAGCAACTTCATCTTCACCCATAGCATCAATAACCCAACCTTTAACCATATCTGCTGTTACCTCAGCAAATGCAGTAAAGTCTGATAAATCAGATGTATCTATTGATTGAGTACCATAAGATAATGCTGAATAATCGCCATCTACTTTTGATACTGACCAATGCACGTTATAAATAACGTCATCATGTCCTTCTTCATGTGGATGTACGTCTACTGTGTTTACATTCCATTCCATTTTTATTCTCCTTTAGCCTTCTAAGGCTTCTATTCTTGATTTTAAATTATCAATCTGTGTTTGTTGTTCTTGTATAGCTTTTATTAAATAAGGTGTAAGTTTTCCATAATCAACACCCCAAGGCTCTTCAGTAACATCATCTCCGCCTTCTTGAACTACATTAGGTATTACCTCGTTTAATTCTTGTGCAATCACACCAACTTCGTGATGACCATTATTTACCCAATCAAACTCTCTAATTTGTATATTGTTAATTACATCTAATTGAGAGGAAGCATCTACGATGTTTTCTTTCATTCTTCTATCAGAAGATGTGTTGTAAGCTACAGTTGTTCCACTTGCTGCTGAAACAGAACCCATAACACTATTGCTATCTCTAAATCTTATAAATTGACCTCCAGTAGCATCTGTATCTCCACTAAATGAAAGAAGCTGTATTAAATTTGAAGAAGCAACAGAACCATCAGTATCAAAAAATCCTACTATTCCACCAAACCCTGCTGTTTCACCACCAGCAGAAACCTGTAATTTACCATAAGTAAGATTACTAGAACTTTGGTTTATTAACAAATTTCCATTGACATCAAGCCTCATTTTTTCACTAAAACTAAAAGTTCCACCTGCTGTACCACTAGCCGCACTTTCAAACAAGAAATTTCCTTGATGGTCTAATTTTAATACTTGGGTAGGCTGTGCTAATACTCTTTGTCTTTGAGTTGAACTATTTATATAAAAATTATTTCCTAATTGAGTTACACCGTAACCATTATTTTGAAAAGATAAATGACCACCATAGTTACTAGAAATTGCGTTAAAAAACTGTGACCAATTAGGGTCTACTTTTTCTGTTCCAAAAGATATATTGCCTGAAGCATCAATACGCATTCTTTCTGTTGATGAGGTAAATACTCTCATAGAATCATCACTATGGTTATAAACTAATTGACCTCTTCTTGATAAACTTCCTGTTTCTTGTGTATCACCAAAATATATGCTTCCAGAACTAGAAGTGCCACTAATTATACTTAAACCATTATCACCACTTGTTGCACCTATTACTAAATTATTTCCATCTCCACTATAACTACTAGGAGATGTATTATTAATTCCAACATTGCCTGATGAATCAATACGCATTCTTTCTGTATCACTTGTACTAAATCTCATTGGTATTGCATCAGCAGTGCCTATAAACATGGTAGAACTTGCCATTCCAATATAACCATCTTTATCAGTATCAGTTTCATGTAGTAATACTATAGGTTGGGTATGAGCTACGTTAATACCTTTAGTTGCACCAAAAGCACCTGTATTAAATGAAGTTGCTCCCACCAACAAGTTACCTGAAGAATCAATACGCATGGCTTCTGTTCCGCCACTTCTTTGAAATAATAAACTTGCTCCTCTCAAAAGAAGATTTTTGTCTTCAACTCCATCTTGACCACATCGTATTGCTCCGAAGTCGTTAGAATCTTCATAAGACATAGTTATATTTTTAGCATCAGTAGCTAAACTTTCTGCTCTAATAGTATCTGAAGCTGCTTTGACTGTTAGTTTTGCTATAGGCGAAGTATCTCCAATTCCAACATTGCCTGTATTTGTTGCAACTAATCTATAGGCTTGATTTGTTCTATCAAATACACCAAAGAAATCTAATCCTGCTCCATCTCCTGAAGCATATAACTCCCAGTCATTGGTATATGATCCTGTTCCTTGTAGCCTAAGACCAACATAACCTGTGGAAGTTGATGTTAAAGTTAATGGAGCACCAATTCCACTTACAGGACTACTTGTGCCAATTCCAACATTAGTGCCATCAAATACAAAATTAGATTCACCATTTAATGTATCAGCAGTATCACTACCTGTAATAACTCTATTGTCAGCATTGTTATTAATAGTTGTTGAAGTTCCGCCTGAAGCTGTTGTAAAAGATAAATTACCAGCACCATCAGTTGTTAGAACCTGACCATTAGTACCATCTGTTACATTTATTTCTGTAATACCAACTGTATTTGCATCAATAGAAGCTGATAAAGCTACATTACCAGTTCCATCAAAAGAAACTGCTGAAGCTGTTATATCTCCTGTAATACTAAAGTCTCTTGCAGTTGCTAAAGCTGTTGCTGTTCCTGCATTACCTGTAGCCGAAGCTGCAACTACATTTAAAGCATCTACAAATGTTTTTGTAACTCTAGTATCAATAGCACTATTTGCTCTAGCGTCTGTGTAATAAAGGTTGCTTCCTTCTGATAAATCAGATGTAGATTTAGAACTTAAATCTAAGTTAGCACCTGTTTGTAAATTAACCCTAGCATCTGCTCTTGCATTAGTATAGTAAAGGTTAGTTGACCCTTCTCCTATATCATCAGTATCTAGTACAACAGCACCAGTTTGTGTATTTACACTTGTTACTGGAGCAGTAGATTGAGTAAAGCTAATAACACCAGTTGAACTATTATAAGAAATATCACCAGTTGCAGATATAGCACTTCTTGATCTTGCATCTGTATAATATAAGTTTGATCCTTCTGCTAAGTCTCCAGTATCGTGATTAGATAGGCTAGAAACTGTACCTGTTACATTACCTGTAACTGCTCCTTCAATATTTGCAACTAAAGTACCAAGTGAATTAAGAGTAATATTACCTGTAGCACTACCATCTGCTGTAGTTAATCCTAATGTAAATTTATCAGCAGATTCATCCCACATAAAGATACCATTATCAGCAGTACCTCTATTAATAAGCATACCTGAATCATTTACAGGACTACCTGTTAATCCTGCATTAAGCTGGAATAAGTTATCTTCTATATCTAAGTTAGTAGTATCAAGAGATGTTAGTGTGCCATTAACTGTTAAATTACCTGCTACTGTTAAGCTATCTGCAATTTGCACATCATCAGGCAATGTTAGTGTTATGTTTGCAGACTCACTTCCACTACCTGATACTGAAATCTTATTAGCTGTACCTGTTATTGTTGCAACATAATTGCCTGTAGTATCTGTTCCAAGTGTTACTGAATTAGCAGCTACACTTGATGCTTGTATTCCTAATGCATCAACAAATGCTTTTGTTACTCTTGCATCTATAGCAGCATTAGCTCTTGTATCTGTATAGTATAAATTTGTATTTTCTGCTAAATCAGCAGTTGTTTTATTACCAAATGCAGAATCAAATCTTGTAGTTGTGTAATATAAATTAGTGCCTTCTGCTAAATCAGATGTAGACTTAGTTGCAAGTCTAGTATCAAAATCTGAATTAACTCTAGCTGTTGTGTAATATAAGTTGCTACCTTCTGTTAAGTCACCTGTATCTTTAGTAGCTAATCTTGTATCGAAATCTGTATTTGCTCTTGTAGATGTATAGTAAAGATTTGTTGATCCTTCACTAAGATCATCAGTATCTTTTGCAGTAAAAGCAGAATCAAATCTTGCTTGGGTATAATATAAATTTGTATTTTCAACAACTATAGAAGTATCAAGTGTTGATGTAACAGCTTGATTAGAAGCATTACCTATAAATATTTTGCCATCATTTAGATTAGGCGTAGCATTACTTCTACCAGCACCACCTACTTTTATTGAACCATTAACAGCATGACTTCTTAAAACCTTACCTATGTTTTGTATAGCTGCTGATTCTCCTGTTGGTGGAGTTGTTGTGTATTCACCTGCTGTTGTAGATACATAAAGTATTTCACCAACTGACTCATTGGAAGTATCAATATTAGTTAGATTACCAAAAGTAACTATTTGTAAATTGTTATTAGCATTAGCATCTTCTATAGCCATACCAAATGCAGGCATTTTAGAAGCATCATCAGCTTTTGCTTTTCCTACTGTTGTTGTATTTCCTGAAACACCTGATACATAAACTATATCTCCCTTAGATAGTGATTCGTCAGCTTTAGCTGTAAATCTAACAGCACCATCAATGTCACCAATAAATTC